TCTGGTCTGAGTACATCTCTTACGTTGAGCAAAAAGCCTTTGTCCGTAAGAAGAGCACCTAATACTTTTATCTGAAAACCTTTTCCGTACTGCGTTAATTTTTGCAGAGCTGCCATTTATTTATCCTCTGTTCATAACTTTTAATTTAAAACCTTATATTGCGTATCTCCAACCAAATCCCCCAGATGTTTTACACTTTCCGGAAAGTACTGCTTGAATAGCATGTGGATTATAACCATCGTTCCTAGTGTCAATAATCATCTCATAACGTTTAAGTACCTGTCCTGTAGTCTTATCAAGTTTTTCAATAGCCTTTCGATTATAGGTACGTGGTACTCCTTTTCTGACCGCTGATAGAGCCTTTTTGTGGGTGTCGGAAAAAGATTTACCTTTCAAGGCACTTGAGATCTTAATCTTAGTAAGTTCCGAATGAGAGCAGTCTTTTTTTGAAAGCCGTTCTTTCTGTATGTCCGAGAGAAGTTCGCGAGTTTGTTGTGTATGTTTCTTACCTATAGAACTACGTCTTATTTTATCTCGATGCTCTTTTGATAGCGGCTTTCCCTGTCTGCATGGAGTAATAGTGTCGATAATATTATAGAAATTATCATCTGATTTGCATTGTAGTTTTTTTAACCAAAATACCTCTCGATTATTAAGTTCGTCAAGATTAGAGCAGTATTCGATAATTTCCTTTTCAAAGTTATTCTTACCGTATTTTTTTATTGCCGCTTTCAAATATTTTCCAGAACCCAAATACGATTCTCTATTTTTGCTATCTTTTCCTAAATACTTTTTTCCGTTTACTAGGTTAGTTGTTATGTAAATGACCATATTTTTACTAATATATAGTCACTGTCTTAATTTCTGTAGGGTCATTTATAACTCTCTTGCTCTAAAACCTGTTAATGGTCGGAAGGTCTCTAACCAAGCTTCCGTATTCTTGGTTATGCCTTCAATTTTATCGTTATCTAAATAATGTAAGAAAGTACCTGTCTGTAGTCTCGGTGCAGGCTCTTTCAATACATCTAATATAATGTCTAATTCCCTATCGTCCAACGTCGACTCCTGAATATTCATCAACTCATAGTTGGTTTTTACTTTATCCCAATCGTAGATAATTTTAGCAAAGATCTTTTTACCTTCAATGTTCTCTTCGCAAACATCGTAGATATAGTCTAAAGTGATTCCAGGTTGTTCTACGATCAAAGGAAACTCTTTGAGGAGAGTTTTAATTCCTAGACCTTTTACGCCTGCCAGGTTATCTGAGTTATCCCCAAGAAGTGCTTTTGCTATAAGATAATTCGAAGGGGGCATCTTAAGCTCTTCTTCAATATTATCTCTAGTAAAAACTTTCTTCTTAACCGGAGCATAAACTTCGATGTTAGGGTCGATTATCTGTAGAAAGTCTTTATCCGAAGAAACGATAGTTGATTTTTTTCCGTATCTCGATGCATTGATCGCTATAACAGAAATAATATCATCTGCTTCTAATTTGTCCATCATTATCATATGGACTGGAAGACATTCTAGATAATCTATTAGGCGGTTGAGCTGGGCTGTAATCGATTCGCTTTCTTCTTTTTTGGTATCGAACAGGCCCCAGTTTGTAATCTTAGTATGTTCTCGCTGTGCTTTGTATTCCGGATTTATATTTTTCCGGTTCATACTTCCGCCCAGTCCGTCGAATACGCAGATTACTTTTGTAGGATCGAACGTACGTACAAGGTAGCCTAACGACCTAAGGAACCCCACAAGGCCACCGATATGGTGGCCCTGCGGAGTCATGGTCTTAAGTATAGAAAAGCTACGGATGAGTGTATTCATCGAGTCGATGATCAAGAGATGATCATTCTCTCCTCTAGGAGGACGCTCCTCTATTTTGTTTAGGATGTTATCGTACTTACTCGCCATTGGTCAGTCCTATGTCTCTAAAATCTTCCTCTAAGTCCCCTTCCTCAATGAGATCAAAATCGACTGAGCCTAGTAGCGATAGCCACGTATCCTTATGTTGGTCCTTGTACTTATCAATAGCTTTCTTATCGTCCGGAATAAACCCGTGAGTTGTCATAACGATACGTCCTCTGGTAGTCACACCGCTGATATGGTTCTTTTCTACCTGAATATTCGTACGTTTTGCAAACTCTACCTGCTTTCCGTTCTTGATAGCCTTGATCTTAGACGTACCCGGATTGGTAATATTACCGAAGGTTACTACTAAAGTGGCATCATACCACATAGACATACCTCCCTTATTGAGAATCTTGGGCTGTCCCATAGGAGATTCAGGCTTCATAGTCCAAACTTTGTTGATCGCAACAAGAGTATTGGTATACTTAGAAGAAGCCTTTCTCGATAGTAGAATCTTCTGATTAAGGTTATTGCCAAACTGGGTAGACATAGCACCTGCGTTCCATTCGTTATTGTTCTTGTTAGAACGAACGGATAGCTCACACGGCACCGAGCCAATACTATCCCAGAAGAAACATAGATCGTAAGGTAGATTGCCTTTGTTCTGCTCATCGATAAGATCGGCAATGAATACTGCTACATCTTCAATCGTATTCAGAGAACCACGATCTGCGTATAAGAAGAATCCTTGATAGTCTTCTATTTCACCACTATCGCCTCTAACCTCTTCGAACTGGAGACCCATCTCCCGGGCATGTTCCCAAGACCATTTCATCTCTGTGATGATGAAGACCGGTAGAATGCCCATCTTCTGGGTGCTTACAGCTGCTTCGATGAGTGCTGTAGTCTTTCCGGTATCACTATGCCCCCGAAGGAGTGTGATATGGCCTGTAGGAATGCCTGGAATAGATGTGATCTCCTGGAATGCTTCCGATAGAGGAATCCATCCTTGATCTTTGAACTTTACAGACGTACTGGCAAAACCTTTCTTTTTCTTGAATGCGCCAAGATTGAAGTTACCCTTGACGATATCTTCAGCCTTAGCTTTAGTTTTTGATTTAGCCATTAATCGTTAAAGAGTTCATCGAATTTAGAGACAGGGTCGGACTTTACTGCAGACTTATTCTCAAGAGAGAAGTCAGTGCTTTCTTTTTTCTCCCAAGAAAACTTTCCAGTCTCTCTAAAGTTCTTATCCTCTGCATCCGAAGATGTAGATTCAGTAGCTTGAGGAGCCGGGGTTGTCTCTTCTTCGTCCGAGGTACCGTTTACGTAGTTATGAAGCTGTCTTTTGATAAAGTCGTAATCGTACTGGGAGAACGATGTTTTAGGTTCTGGCTGTTCTTTAAGCCATGTCTCTACCAAATTATTATCACTATGTAGCTCTGTCATCTTAGGTTTAATACGAACTGTAGTTACTGGGTAGGGATTACCTTCCGTAACTTCAACTACCATATCGAAACCGTTTACTACGTCTGTGTAGTCTCCGATGTCTTCGTCTTCGGCAAGCGATAGAAGTGCTTTGTAAACGGTCTTACTAAAGCCCCAAAGACGAACACCTTTGTCTTCCTCACCGCGTACTACAACGGGTGCAAATGTTCGAGTCTTAGGAGTAAGCTTGCCTGCCAGAGACCAGTTATCCCGGTCATCTGTCTTACGAAGTTCTTTTACGAACTCTTCGATTGGATCCTGCTTACCAAAGTTCGAGAGAGCAATCATAGGGTATTTCCCTACACCGTAATGGAATTTAAGCTCTGAGAATGGAAAGGTGGGATCGTAAGCCGATGGTACAATACGAATTACGGATTTACCGATTGGTGGTTTCCAGAAAATCGTATCGTAATCAACTTTTTCTCTTTGCTGGGAGCTCTCCTTCATAGAGTCCAGCCGTGCTTTAATTGCGTTAAGATCCATAGTATAACTTATTGTTTGTAACTAGTTGATAAGGTAATATAGTACCTTGGATGCTAAAGATCAACTAAAACTCTACGATTTCGTGAAGTTTAGTATTGATTCTCTTTAGCTCGGCTCCTTTAGTCAGAAGGATACAGTTCCTGTAATCATTCCAATTCACTCTAAAGGAAGTGTCTAACTCTCCATCATTCAGCTCTTTGATGAGTTCGTTTAGAGCGTTGATAGTGTAGAGAGTATTTGATTCTTTTTTCCGGTGCACCAGGATAGTGTTCTCAAGAAAGGTAGATACATTTGCCTCATCTACATTGTAGGTGCACATGTATTCGTCCTGGCTCTTGGAGAAAAGAACAAAAATCTTGTTAAATACGATACTGTACTTGTCCTTGATGCTCTGAAT